CAGAAAAAGGCGTTCACCAGGCGATCGCGTATTCGGTTCCGGCGGGCCACACATTCCTGATTAACCTGGTCAAATTCGATGGCACGATTGGTCTCTTCGGCACAATGCGGTTTCGGGCAATGCTTCAAAACCCAGCGGCGGACGATCTTGTTTTGCATTTTTGGGATTCAATCGCCAGGACTGATTTGGATTTTAGCCTGGGCGTTCCATTTGCAGTTCCCGAAAAGCATGATTTCTCAATCGAAGCGCGTGGAACTCAAGGCACAAACCAAATCGCCTGTTATCTGGCTGGTATTCTGGTGAGGAATTGATATGTGGATGTTGTTTTTGATCGTGCTAGAGGCTGACCGTTATCTTGTATCGCCACAAGGCCCATTTCCGACGATGGAAGCTTGTTTTGAGGCACGTCAAGTTGTAATGCAGACTGCACCACAACCGAAAATCAACTACGAAGCGGTCTGTATTCAGACTGACCACAACATTGGAGGTGCATGATGCTTGGCGTTATCTGAAAAATTCTTGGATCAGATAAAGTTATCGAAAAAGGTTTGGGTCTGATTGATTCAATGCACACCAGCACCGAAGAAGAAATCGCGGCAAAAACCAAAGCAAAAAAGGACTTGTTGTCCGCATATGCGCCGTTCAAGTTGGCGCAGCGTTATTTGGCGTTGATGTTCGGATTAACATTTTTGTTAAGTTATGCGCTTGTGCTTGGCATGACCATCTCAGGGCAGGGCGATCCTGATGCAGTCACGAAAGTGATGGAACAGTTCAGCATCAACTACGCGATGCTGATCATTCTTGGTTTTTACTTTGGCGGCGGTGCTGTCGAAGGATTCATGGAAAAGAGAAAAAACTAATGGCGATTAACATGAAGCAAATGGCAAAGCAGCTGGAACTACATGAAGGGTTGCGCTTGAATCCTTACTATTGCACAGCTGGCAAGTTGACGATTGGGATCGGGCGAAACTTGGAATCAAACGGTGTCAGCAAGGCGGAAGCCTATTTCATGCTGGAAAACGATGTGATTCGCATTATGGGCGAACTCGACAAACACATACCCTGGTGGCGCGATCTGTCAGAAACGCGGCGCAGGGTGCTAGTCGATATGGCATTCAATCTTGGCACATTTGGGCTTCTTAAGTTCCAGAACACGCTGGCGGCGATTCAAGAAGGCGACTACGCATCCGCAGCTGAAGAAATGCTAGACAGTCGCTGGGCCAGCCAAGTCGGTCAACGTGCCAAGACGCTGGCAAAGGCGATGGAAACGGATGCCCTGGACATCTAATGTTGAGGTCTTGGCGGGATGCAGCACGTTATTCCGCCACCTATTACTGCACCGGAAAGCCGTGTAAACGTGGGCATTATTCGCCGCGCTTCACATCGAACAAGGCGTGCGCTGTCTGTGAAAAGGCACGCACCACACTACTCACGCCCGAAGCCAGGGAACATCTGCGAGAGCAGCGCAGAAAGCATGACGAAGCCAGGCGCGACAGAAAGCGCGAATATGCACGCATCTGGTATAAGCGAAACAAAGAGCGAATCAAGAACCAACGCCGCGCCCACCCAAACTTCAAGCGACGAATGCGGTCAGCCAACGAGCAATACCGAAAAGCCTGTCGCAAAGCCAACCTATACCAGCATGACATCGACATCCAAAACCGAATCGATTTGATCTACGACGAAATGAAACGACGAAATGAGGCCGGTTGTGACGTTGTGGTGGATCACATCATCCCAATCAAAAACGAACTGGTGTGCGGGTTGCATGTGCCGTGGAATATGCAGCTGCTGACACGCAGCAAAAATTCCGAAAAGGGAAACACCTTTGACCAAGATCATAAGTTTCTGACAAAAAAGAAGCCACCCGAAGGTGGCTAAAATGAGGGTTCTCCAATGAACTCCATGCATTTTTGACTATATCTGTTTGATTTGCAATGTTTTGAGACGCACTGACCGCGCATCTTTGGCTGGGGTGACCTTTTCCGGTTGAGCCTTGTAATGACGCATCGGCCACTTGACCAGATATCGACCACAACGTGCAGTTTCTGCATCCTGCATTCCCTTCATGATTTCGGTTTGCAAGGCATCGATTTCTTCCTCAATGTCTTTTGCGTTCTGGCGCAATCCAATGAGTCGTTCGACCCGATCATCGTATTCAGCCATATCAACCGCACCCGCAGCGTCTGGATAAGTTTTTGATGCATCATCAGCATTCACCGGCGCGAAGAAGTCTTCAGCGTCCACCCGGTCACGGAAGTCATGACAAATTTTTATAATGCGATCCTGTATTTCTGGATCGGCGCGGTAGATTTTGACCTGGCGTTCAATACCGCGATAGAGCGTGATGATGATTCCAAACTTGGCATCGGTACACATCATCTGCGCTTGCAGCTGAATCGGGCCGCGATACAACGGTATTTCATCCCGGCGGAAGTCTGAAGTCACCTTGCATTCAATCGGGATCGGTCCTTGCACTGTGATTGACGATTCGCCGCCATCAATTTCAACCACATCATTTGCAAAGATTGTGAGTGGTGCAGGGCAGTAAGTAAGACCGTCGAGACTTGTTTGGAAGCTGCCGTCTGCATAGGTACGAACGGCTGGGGACAGTTCCGGTTCAGGGACACCCAGCAGTTCAGCGATAGATTCAACCAACGCCGGTTCCAGTAAGTTGCCAACGATGCCGGGTTCGCCCAGATCGCTGCGTTCGAGTCGTCCATGTTTTGCATCAATCGATTTCCTTAATTCGTCATTTGGTGTTGAAAAAGGATGTCCGGTCGCATATTTCCAGCAATACAGCACCGGAATCCGCGAGCCTGACATCAGTTTGTCATCAGAAAGTTTGCCAACCATTTTCATTCCTTATGTAAAAAGATTTGACATATGCATGATGAGCGTTCAGCATTTCGATGTAAAGGAGTTTTACACATGCACATCGAAGAACTAATCAAAAAGTTTGGCGGGCCATCAAAGATGGCATCGACACTTGGTGTCACCCGCCAAGCGATCTACTACTGGCGGAAGCAGGGCAAGTTGCCCGATCTGCGCCAGATGCAAGCCGAAATCAAGTTGAAGGAAATGCAGCCATGAAGATGTTTATCTGGGGTCTGACACTGTTGTTTATCGGCCTGAAGTTGACGGATCACATTGCCTGGTCGTGGTGGTGGGTATTGTCTCCATTATGGCTGCCATTGTCGGTGATCCTTGCAGGGATTCTTTTTTTGGCGGTATTCTCCAAAACCTTCCGCGCTGGGTTTCGTAAGTCATACAAAGATCACCAAGCGCAAAGTCAGTGGGAACGATTAAAAAAGAATTTGAAGTACAAGGATTTTGAAGCGTGAAGCCAAAAAAGATAATGCGAAAGCTGAAAAAGGCATATGCCAAGATGCTCAGTGCATACGCCAGACGCAAACTCGCGAAAGCATACCAGCTAGAGGACAAGGCGATTCTGTTGGAACTGGAGTTGATGGATCAGCGTCGATTGGTTGATGAGATCGATGAAGGGTTGGATGCTCTGAAGGAGAAGAACAGTTGAGCGCAAGAAGCCGCAACAAAGGCGCAGCTGGTGAGCGCGAATTGATCAAAGAAATTTACGATCTGACCGGCATTGAGTTGACCCGGAACTTTAGCCAAGCAGCGGCTGGCGGTCATGATCTTATCGGATTGGATGATTGGGCGATTGAGTGCAAGCGATACGCAGTCGTTGAACAATCATCAAAAAGAATGTGGTGGTCACAAGCGGTGCGTCAAGCGCGGCAGGTGTCCAAAAAGCCGGTGGTCTGCTATCGCGCAGATCGCCAACCGTGGCGGTGCATCATTCCATTCCCTGAACATGCCACATTGTTCGATTGGGAGGATTTCCGGTGCGCTGCTGACATCGACCTTGAATTGTTCTGCGGAATAATTCGTGAGGAAATCGAAAAATTGTGAGGAAACCAATGCAACTTTCACAAATAGCAAAAGGTGGCAAAATGAAGCCGCCAAGGGTTCTGGTACACGGTCCAGCCGGTATCGGGAAAACAACATTTGGCGCGAGCGCACCCGCACCTATTTTCCTGCCCGTCGAAGATGGTTTGGGAAAGCTGGATGTGGATTGCTTCCCAACGCCCAGCACTTATGACGAAGCCAAAGGCGCACTGGATGCGTTGATCAACGAAGATCACCAATACCGCACAATCGTCGTTGATTCACTGGATTGGCTGGAACCGCTGATCTGGAAGCACACTTGCGAAAAGAACAACTGGCCATCCATTGAACAGCCAGGCTACGGTCGCGGCTATGTGGAGGCGTTGCGCTACTGGCGGGAGTTTCTTGATCGCGTGAACTATCTGCGCGACCAGAAAAAAATGGCGGTTGTGATGGTGTGCCACACAGCGGTCAAGCGGTTTGAAGCACCCGATTCAGAAGGCTATGACCGTTATGTGCTGAAGTTGCAGCAGAAGGCATCCGACCTGGTGTCGGAAAATTCTGACTGTATCTTTTTCGCCAAGTGGGAAGCGTCGACCGTTAAGGTCGAAGAAAAAGGCCGACAGCGCACACGCGGAGTCGGACAGGGCAAGCGTGTCATGCACACCGAAGAACGCCCGGCGTGGATCGCCAAGAACCGGTATGGATTGCCGGATCAAATGACCTTTGATTGGTCTGAATTTATGAACGCACTGAAAGGAACGAAATGATGTTTGACGCAGAAGCACTCTTGGCTGGATCAGAACAGCCGACCTATGGACCACTGCCAGCTGGATGGTATGACGCAACACTGAACGGGTTTGTGATGAAAACATCGCAGGCCGGTAATGAATATCTGAACGTCGAATATCAAACGGATCGCGGTCGCGTTTGGGAAGTGTTGAACATCAAACACAGTAAAGACCAAGTGCGCGAAATCGCAATGACTCAGCTGGCGCGTTTATGCATGGCTGCCGGTTTCCGGTCTATCAAAAATCCTGAGAATCCTGAAGAACTGATCGGCCAAAAAGTTCGCATCTTGGTCGAAGTCGATGGCACTTACAATCGAATCAAAGCGGTTGAAAAGTTTGAAGGCGCAGAAGACCCAGCCAAAAAGTTGTACGGTTCAAAACCGGCGCAACCAGCAGCTGATCCGAATGTAGACGACGAGATTCCTTTTTAGGATGAGTGGGTCGGTATTCACCGACCTAGACGCAGCATTTGAAGAAATGGAGTTCATGGTGCAGTTAAAGGGGAAGCCTTACTGCATCATGCGATTCCCTGACGGCTGCGTTCGGGTCAAAGAAAGAAACAGGGTTCTACTGCATGAACACATCATCTGCGAACTGTATCCAACTGTCGCCCAGCGAGATGATGCAGGCAGCCATCGTCGGAGTTATGCGAAACGTCGGCGCGATCAAGCAAGGCCGCCAGCCTATTGCTGGGCAGAAGCCTGAACATTTGTGGTCCAACCACATCGAAGGTGCTTTGGCAGAAATGGCAGCGGCCAAAGTGTTGGGGGTGTACTGGTCAGGAACTGTCAACACGTTCGCAGCTGATGACCTTGAAGATTATGAAGTCAGGCAAACCGCCAAAGACGATGGGCCGTTAATCGTGCGACCGCACGATGACAACACATCGATTTACATTTTGGTCACCGGAGTCAACGGCATGTATCGTGTCGTTGGCTGGTTGTCGGGTGAGGATGCAAAAAAAGAACACTTCAAAGCATCACCTGGCGGTAGACCGGCGGCGTATTTTGTGCCGCAAAGTGAACTGAACAACATTGAGGAAATCCATGAACATCGAACACATCGCGCAACATCTTGGCCTTAAAAAATACGGTGTTGAGCAAAAGGGGCCATGTCCGGTCTGTGGCGGGAAAGATCGCTTCTGGATGAAGCCTGGTCGCAGTCAGCCGGTCATATTTGGCTGCCGACAAGGGTGCGGATTCAGCGACATCATGCGTGAGCTTGAAAGCCGGGGTCTGGTCGAGCGTGAGCGTTTATCCAAAGACGAAATCAAAAAACGTCGAATCGAATCGCCAGTGGCCGCTGAAAGTTATATTTACGCCATGATGGTGATTGATCAACTGACCCGGCTGGACGATTGGACCGACGACGATGTTCGCATTTTTGCGAACGTCATCAAGGTGATCAAAAAGGCCAAAGACTTTGGAATACAGCCACTGCCAACGAACTGGGCTTGGGATTTTGCAGTTGTCAAGGAAAGAGGTCTGATCCATGAATCCAATTGATCGCGACCTCAAACTGGCTGAAGAATACGACGAATATGTGTCATCGCAGCCAGAAAACATGCTGCCGGTGCAATACTGGAGCTGGGAAGTCTCAATGCCTGAATGGACGTTGGATCGTCTGATACCTGCCAGATCAATCGGGATGTTGTTTGGCCCATCGAACTCAGGCAAGTCGCATTTGATCTGTGACCTTATATGCGCCTGTCTGAACGGTTCAAATGATTGGTTGGGGCATGACCTATGCACCGGTGACGTTTTGATGTTCTCAGAGTCACAGGGACACATCATGGCGCGGATGAAAGCCTATCGTTCATTCAGAAATCAGCCGATGCGCCATCAGATCGTGATGCTACCGACCCAGAGTTTTGACATCAGCGAAGTCGAATCGCTTGGGCGATGGATGGAAAAGTTGGAGCGACCGCCAATGTTGTTGGTGTTCGACACCTTGGCGACATCGTTTCAGTTTGAGGAAAACGACAACCGTGAAGCGTCCAGGCTAATCAAACAGATCGAAGATCACTTGGTTCCGCGTCTTGATCCGCGTGGCTGCGTGGTCATCGTGCATCACACCAGCAAAGCATCCGATGGGCGTTCCGCCAGGGGAGCGTCGGCATTGATCGGAAACATTGATTGGTCGATCAACGTGCAATGGGACAAAGACATTGAGCGCACTGTGGCGAAATGGGACAAAGATCGCTGGCGGCTGATCGAAGATTCGCCAGTATGGGCGGGACTCTCTCACAAGGTTCCGGTGAACTTCACAAACGGACAGGCAGACATCAACGTGATCGAATGGCAGCAATACGACGAAAATGCGGCTGAGGCCGCCAGAGAGCTTGCAGAGGAGATGAAAATGGATTTGGTGAAGGAAAACGTCAGGAAAACGATTGAGGCGCAGCAGAAGCCTGTTTTCATCCAGACCAATTCACGCGCACGAGTTCCGACCGGCTATGTGCCGTTCCGATTGAGTGACATTGTGGATCGGAAAATCGTGCCGACAATGATCGAATTTATCCGCAATAATTTCGCATTTGAGGTTGTGTTTACACCCAAGGGTGCAGAGGTCGGAATAAATGTTGTTGGTAGTAAATTCCCTTAAGTAAATGTACTACCAACAACAAACATCAAGTGGGTGTATAAGGGGGTTATTTCATAGGGATAGGGGGGACTTAAGGTCCCCCTATCTATCCCTACAAAATCCCTGATCCCTTACACCCGCTAGATACTTAGAGGAACACATGAAAAAGACACACACATACGACACACCGATCCTGGCGATGATAGAAACATTCAACGCGCACCTTGGCGAAGAAATCACAATGATCGATCTCCGCGACGAGTGGTGGTATCGGCTGGACGATGCAAGTAAAGAGAACAGGTTTGGCTATTGGCTTGATAAAACGTTGGAGCTGCCGATCGTGGCGGAGAATGTGACTGTCGTTTATAAGACACAGCCTGGCTGGTATACGGAAGTGAGGTTCAAGGTTTCTGATAGCATTAGACCATAGTATAAGTAAAAAAACTTTACATCTGATGGGGATTTGATAATCTACACACATCGAAACAAAGCGCACGGCGCAAAGGAGAAAAACATGAACAAAACAGCAACAATCAAGAAAGCAGAATATATGGAATACATCAACGAAATCACGCAAAGGATTTGCCACGGCAAATGCTTTGAGGTGGTAGCAGAGCTTCCAGTCGGAACGGTTGTAATGCATTTCCCTAACAAAGCAAAAATGCTTGAGTTCTTAGATGGCATGTATGGCATCTACGGTAAAAAAATCACATGGGTGGCGGCGTAAGCCGTCTCTCAGGGGGAGAATTTGATGAAACAAACAGGGGAAAATATGATGAATTGGATATCAATTGAAGAGCGTTTTCCTTCAAACGATCTTGGGCAGTATCTTATTTGCGATAGCTTCAATAGAGTCGAGATGGGCATTTACGACAAATTTGTTCAAAAGTTTAGACCAGTCGGCGAAAAGGAGGAGCGGGTTGTAACACATTGGGCGGAAGTTCCACAGGGGGCGCATTCATGAGGCGGCGTAAGCCGCCCAAGGGGGTTAAAATGGAAATGATAGAAGCAATCGTATATGTGATCGGATTCTTTACGATCTGGGGCGCAGTGGTCGGTATGACTTGGGCAATCGACAACTGGATCATCAAGCCGATTTTGGGCCGCACGTTAATCGACGAGGAGTTTTGGAAATGAGGATCATCGCGTTATGTTTCTGCGCGATGGCGGCGGGGTGCTCATACACCCCGGTTGCCGATCTTCGCGCATCTGGCGACAAGGCCCAAGTGTATCAGCGCGACGTGACGGAGTGTAAACAGTTGGCAAAAGAGGTTACGTTCAGTTGGTCATTGGGCTATCACGGCGTGGTGGATAAGTGCCTGGACGGACGCGGACACTCGATCCTGAATGTTCAGTGAGCATCAAATTGCCGGATGTATCGTCTGGGGTGTAATCTTCCTTTACAGTCTTTGGGTTTGGTCACAGTGGAGCAAGTATGATGACTGACTTCAATGAGATGGCGCATTTACTGCGCGAATGCAAAGTTGACAAATTTGATAACCAACAAGACAAGCAGTGGTGTCCGTTGGATAATCCGTGGCACGAAGAACGCCAGGTGTTGAGCGAGATAGAACGACTCAACCTATTTGCCCGAATGCATGATGGAGAGGATTGATGCTGCAAGTAAACGTCAAAGCGAACACAGACCAGATCATCAAGGGTCTGAACAAGTTTGAACGTCAGTTCGTGCCAAAAGCATTGAACGCATCACTCAATCGCACTGGCACTGGTGTTGCGACTGTGGTGCGCCGTGACGTGGCGAAAGAGGCTGGCATCACACAAAAGGCGTTAAAGCAGCGCGGCTTCTTCAGTTCGTTCCGGTCAAGGGTTAAGACGCTGACCTACCAGCTCGTCGTGCGCTGGGGTTCGATACCACTCAAGGACTTCAACCCAAAGCAAACAAAGCAAGGCGTTGTGGCAAAGGCTTGGGGAATCAAGCAGTTGTACGACAACGCATTCAAAGTGGATTCGCTTGGCGGACATGTATTCGTCCGCAAGACCAAGAAACGGCTGCCGATCAAGAAATTGTATGGTCCGATTCCTGCGCGGATCGCAAACACCGATCGATTCGAAAAGAAAGTTGCGGATACAGTGAACGAAAGATTGCCCAGGGAGTTAGCGCGTCAGTTGACGTTCTACATCAAGCGCGCTCTGGGGTCCGCATGACCCCCTCCCCCGCTTTAGGTACTTTGGCGCAAATGTTGCTTGCGGGT